CTGGAGACATTGACATAGTAGTGACCTACATCGACCGTGATGACGCTACAGGAGTTGTTGGTGTGGCACAGCGCCAGTTCATCACAGTCCTAACAGCCACTACAGCCGATATTGTAGATCCACCCTCTTCTGGAATTTCTCGAAAAGTTACGGCGATCACTGTTAGAAATGCTCACGCCACGATTAGCAATGATGTGCTTGTTCGGTTCAATGCAAGCGGCACCATCTATGAGTTGTTTGCAGCCAGACTCTATCCAACAGAGATGTTGCAGTATGCTCCTCACACAGGATTCAAGCTCGTATGTAGAGACCCTAACCTTCTGTCAAACTCTATTCTACAGGCGTTCTCCACCATTAACACTGGGACATCACCTGTTGCCGTTGGGGAATTACAAACTCCCAAAACTACGAAGACTGTTTTTGGATTTTTAGTTCTGGTCTTCTACGACACTGCAATAAATACCACAGGGATTCTGGTTGGATCTGAAATCTATTTGCCAAGTGGTGTTACGTCAAACTTTTATAGAATTGGTTTTCTGGCCACCGTCACAAATAGTGTGACCGGGGCCACTCTTGCTATGGCCGCTACGCAGGACACGGTAGGACCATTAACCGTTCCTGATACCAGCGCAGTTGGGTTTGGTATTTGGGCGGGCGGCTTCAAGCTCAACCAGGCCAATCCAGCCATCCCATTGCAGATTGGTAGCGAATTTCAGACCGAAGTTGCAGGTTCATTTGCTGAAATCTTACGAGGTTCGTCATTGCAAGTGTTTTCGCCAACAAATTAACTGGGGGAGGGATTCAACATGGTAGAAGCAAACATTCCGGCTGGTGAACAAGCGCCAGCAATAGACAACAATGCAGGTTCAGCCAACGCTCCTGGAGCCGGCGAAACCATCACACTTCAAGAGCGCCCTGAATGGGTGCCTGAGAAGTTCTTCAAGGATGGCGTAGTCAACTTCAAGGACATGGCGAAGTCCTACGCGGAACTGGAGAAGGGCAAGGGTGCCCCTGCTCCCGTTGTGGAGACTACGCCAATAGTTCCTGCGGCGAACGCGCCTGCTCAGATCCAAGCTCCTCTGGTTATCCCTGGTGTGGATGCGCCTTCAGTTGCCAAGTACACAGATGAACTTGCGACGGCTGGAAAGCTGTCCGACGAATCGTATGCGGCCCTTCAGAAGGCGGGTTATCCGAAAGTCGTAGTGGACTCATACATTAAGGGTCTGACTGCGGATGCCGACCGGACAGAGGCCGTGTCACAGGCACTCATTGCCGACAAGCAAATTGCCGAAATCACTACAGCCGTTGGTGGACAAGAAGTGTTGTCCGAAATGCTTGCATGGGCAACCGCCAATCTGGAAGCCGCCGACCTTGCTGTTTACAACAAGGCTGTGGCTAGTCCAGATGTCTCACAGGTGAGGCTGGCCGTCAACGGTCTATACCACGCATTCTCGAAATCCCAACACCCCTCGTTGCTGCAAGGCGACAGGAAGGGAGCGTTTAGTGGTGGTGTTCAGCCGTTCCTGTCCAATGATGAAGTGGTTCAAGCGATGCAGAACCCTAAGTACGACAGAGATCCGGCGTACCGAGCGGAAGTTGCCGCGAGACTCCAGCTCTCCAATGTGTTTACACAGAGCCGAGACGTGACGCACGAATCGTTTGCGCGTCACCAAAGCTAACCAGTTCGCTACTGAAAAGTCGCCCTACTGGTGAAACTGGATGGGCCGGTTGGCCCCTCCCCAATCGGTCCAAACAGGAGCCTTATGTGGAATCCGTTCTCAGACGCCGCACAAGGCGCAGTAAAAGGGTTTGGAGAAGCTATTAAGGATGCCGTAGGAGCATTCAAAGCAGATCCTACGAAGGTGGTCGAACTTGAAGTGGCCTTACAGAAGGCTCGCCTGGAGTTTGAATCAACTACGCTGGTTGCTGTCAACGCCACAATGCAGGCTGAAGCTCATAGCGAGCACTGGTTGCAGTGGTCTTGGCGTCCTATGTTTGGCTACACAGCCTGTGCGATTCTCGTGAACAACTACATACTACTGCCGTACCTTTCCAAATTCGGCATCGTGCCTATCGAGATCCATTCAGAAGTTTGGATCATGATTATGGCAGTCCTCGGAGTCGCCGCCTACACTCGTGGGCGCGATAAGTAAAATCTGTCAGAGGAATGGCGACCTTCTAGAACTCGCTGTATTGATTCCTGACAGACTAGCTGCCCATCCGTTGAAAGACGCATGGCCAGCCCCAGGCACCGCTTACGGGCAATCATAGCGGGTGTGTACCGGCGCATAGATCACCGGCTTCTGGCTCATATTGGCGAAATCACCATGAGAGCCAGTCTACTTCGTGTGGTTGAACATCACACGATTCACGTAACCCTCCTACCTCATCTTCAGACTTGGCCCTCTGCGGAGGACAACCCTGTAAGTAGAGATTGGTTGGTGTCATGGTTACTTCGTGCCCAGACCCTTTACTGTTTTCTAGGAGCCAACAATGGCTAACATTTCTCCCTCCCGTATTGGAGCACAAAACGGCTCAGTCGGGTCATACGCTCTGGACACTGCACTGTTTCTCAAGGTGTTCAGCGGCGAAATCCTGAAGGCGTTCAAAGAAGTGAACGTCGCTCTTGAACGGTCGATGGTTCGCACCATCACCAGCGGCAAATCCGCACAATTCCCTGCTACGTGGAAAGCAACTGCTGCTTACCATACGCCTGGAAATGAACTGACCGGACAAGCGATCAAGCACAACGAGCGCGTAATCAACATTGACGGCTTGCTGCTTGCAGATGCGTTTATTGCCAACATCGACGAAGCCATGAACCACTACGATGTACGCGAACCGTACAAGAACGAGTTGGGCTACGCTTTGTCAAACCAGATGGACAGACACATTCTTCAGCTCATGCTCATGGCTGCGCGTGCGGCTGCTACCATCACTGGTGGATTCGGTGGAACTGAACTCAGCAACGTGGACTACGACACGTCACCCAACACCCTTGTCACTGGCATCTTCGACGCTGCCGTTGCCTTGGATGAAAAAGATGTGCCTGACGATGGCCAACGGACTGCATTCTTCCCCTCTGAAGCGTACCACATGCTGGTGCAATCAGACCGTGCGGTGAACCGTGACTGGAACGCTCAGGAGTCAAACGGCTCCTATAAGAGCGGCAAGATCATGGAAATTGCCGGCGTGCATGTCGTGAAGACGAACCACCTTCCTAGCACAGACCTCAGTGCCTCAGCGCTCGACAATCCTACGTTCAACGGCCCGCAGAACGACTACGGAGCCGACTTCACGGATGTTGTAGGCGTTGTCACTCACAAGACTGCGGTTGGGACAGTGAAACTCATGGACCTGGCATTCGAACAGGAATACGAGATCCGGCGTCAGGGCACCCTCATGGTTGCCAAGTTCGCCTGCGGTCACGGCATTCTGCGCCCTGAGTGCGCGGTTCAGCTCGACGTAACACCGTAGTAGTAATCGTTTACGATATAATTCTTCACCGTTTTATATCGTCAACAGTATAAAGGGGAGTTGCCTTAACTGGCGGCTCCCCTTTTTTACAAAATTCAGGAGTCATGTCTGGCCAAACTTCCGAAGCACAGAAACAATACCGGACTGAGAATAAAGAACGAGTAGTTAAACTTCGACGTAAGCACTGTTTGAAGCAATATGGTCTGACCGTTGCTGAATACGACGCCATGCTATCGAAACAAGGTGGCGTTTGTGCGATCTGCTACCAGCCAGAAACATCTGGCTTGAAACAGTTCCTATCTGTTGATCACAACCACAGGACCACCAAGGTTAGAGGCTTGCTTTGCAACGCCTGCAATCACGGCTTGGGCCACTTCCACGACAACCCTGACAGGCTGCGCCGAGCGGCTGTGTATTTGGAAAGCGAGAACTCCAATGGCTGAAACCCCTACAACTGAACTAGAAGCCGTCAACGAGATGTTGGCTGCTATTGGTGAAGCTCCTGTCAACACTCTCTCTGGAGACCTCACGGCTGAAGTACAGGTTGCCGTAGACACTCTCCGCAATACCAGCCGCAAAGTGCAGCTCACCGGCTATTGGTTCAATGAAGAGGACGAGTACGAGCTGTCCAGAGACGTGAACAATATAGTCACTGTGCCAGGGAATACCATTAACATAGACATCACTAATGAGATTGCAGGCGTGGATCTTATAGAGCGCGACGGCAAGCTGTATGACAAGACGAGTCATAGCTTCACCCTAACCTTCAATCCGAAATGCACCATCACGTTCTTCCTCTCGTGGAACGAGCTGCCGGAAGCGGCACGCGAGTACATCAAAATCAAAGCCGCGAGAATTTACCAGGATCGACTGGTTGGCTCTGGAGATCACCACACGTTCACGGCAACCGATGAAGCAGAGGCTTACGCAACCCTGCTCAACCGAGAGTCTGAGAACGGCGATTACACCATCTTCGACAACTACGATATCTACAGCATCATAGCAAGACGCAGACCTGTCATAAAATCCTTCTGAGGTTAAACCATGTCGCTCCGTAGCGGAAATATCCCTAGTCTGATTCAGGGTGTGTCCCAACAGCCCGCATCGCTCCGACTGCCGACACAGTTAGACCTTATGGAAAACTGCTATGCCTCCATCGTGGAAGGTCTGATACGCCGCCCACCGACCGAGTATGTCTCCAAAGTGAGTGATGTTGAGTTGGAAGATGCGTTCATGCACAGCATCAACCGAGATGTCACGGAACGCTACAACGCAATCGTTCACAACCGAGATGTTCAAGTGTTCACCGTGGACGGCGTAGAGAAGTCTGTCACTGGTACTCTTGTAGACTCAACGCTCGCGCTCATAACTGACGCTGTAGCCAATACAACCGGCGCGACTTTTCAAATTGCCGCCGACCCAGGAGAGACTTCTATAGACTTCGTAGTGGCGGGCCTTACAGCCCCAGACGATGCCTCCGTGCTACTCCAAGGCTCAGTGGACGGCACCGTATGGGATACTCTGGCGACTCGCACCACAAACGGCACAACTGCCGGCGTTTCTACTGGCGCCTATGTCTACATCCGAGGGAAGATCCAAGCCTATATAGCCGGTACGATTGACGCGAGTGCGACCTACAAGCGCAATCCATACCTCATTGCGACCACACCAAAGAGTGACTTCACGGCTCTCACTGTGGCCGACTTCACATTCCTCGTGAACAAAACTATCACGCCAGCTCTAAAGGCTGACACTACCCCTGTCAGAGATGCCGAAGGCTTGGTCTTCGTGCGACAGGGCAACTACGCCAGCCGCTATATCGTGTACATTGACGGCACAATCAGGGCTGACTTCACAACCAGCGCAACACTCGTAACTGAGTTGGCAACCGAATTCATTGCAGACCAGCTACACGACGACCTTGTGGCCTGGGGTGGTGCCAGCTTCACCTTCACACGCCAAGGCTCCACCATTCACATTGTCAAGGTGGATAGTGTGGATTCGACTCTATTACTTCTAGACAACGCTGTTTCCGTTATCACTGGAGCAACCTTTCCGATTGACGCAGCCTCAGGCGAGACTTCGATAGACTTCGTGGCTTCTGGCATTGGCACGGCAACAGTTAAGCTTCAAGGCTCCGTGGACGGCACGTCATGGTCCAACCTGGATACGAGAACCACTGACGGAACCACGGCTGGTATCTCTATTGGTTCAAACGTCTTCATTCGCGGCATTGTGTCGGGCTGGACAGCAGGCACTATAGACCTGAGTGCGACCTACAAGCGCACCAGCTTTGTGCTTCAGACTGGAGACTCGCAAGGCGGGAACTCTCTCAAGGGGTTCAAGGATCAGACGTTGCGGTTCACCGACCTTCCGACTATCGCGCCGGATGGCTTTGTAATCGGCATTGACGCGAACCCTGAAACTCTGGCCGGGGCCTACTTCCTACGGGCCACGTCCAATCAAGATGGAGAATCCTTCGGAGAAGTGACTTGGCAAGAGACCGTAGCTCCTGGACTTCAGTTCATCATTGATCCCTCGACAATGCCCCACGCGCTCATACGACAAGCGAACGGTTTGTTCACCTTCGAGGCGATAGAGTGGACCAACAGAGTGTGTGGAGACGACGATACAAACGGGGAGCCGTCATTCATAGGCTCACCCATAAATGACGTGGGCTTCTACAAGAACCGCCTGGGCTTCCTGGCAGACGAGTTTTTCGTCTTCAGTCAGACGACAGAATACTTCAACTTCTGGCGAACCACTGTCACGCAGTTATTGGACACCGATGTCATTGACTCGCGTGCAGTTCACACGAAGGTTTCTGTCCTGAAGCATATGGTTACGTTCAACACGGACCTTATGCTGTTCTCTGACCAAACGCAGTTCAAGATTCCTGGTGACGTGGCATTCACGCCGAAGACTTTCCGCTGCGATCCAGCGGCGGAGTTCGAAGGCAACATGACCACGAAGCCGGTGAACGCAGGGAAGTCCCTGTACTTCGTGTTCAACCGCGAAGAGTTTGCCGGTATGAAGAATCTCTATCAGACCGAAACCATTGCAAACGTGATGGATGCTGAAGACCTTACGGCACACACGCCTGCTTACATTCCAGCGGGCGTCTTTCGCATGGCGATCTCCACACTGGAAGGCATCACCGTTCTATTGACTGACGGAAAGCCATCTTCGATCTTCGTCTACAAGACTGCCTTCAACCCGAACGACAATAAGAAGGTGCAGTCTGCGTGGTTTGAATGGCCGATGGGTGACGTGGACACGGTCAAAGTTCTAGACGCCGGATTCATTGAGTCCGTTTTATACCTACTCGTGCAGCGAGATGGGAAGGTGTACCAAGAGCGCATGCTGCTTCAGCCCGCTCGCGTGGACGTAGGTGTGGACTATGTGACGTGTCTTGACCGGCGCTTCGATGATACCTTTTCTGGAATAACACCAACGTACTTCATAGGAACTAACTCAACACTGTTCGAAGGGCTTCCCTACACGCCTGTTGTTGACGTGTTTGTGGTTGCTACTAAGGATGGGCGAGTACCACAGATCCTAGACCAGGATGCCGATAGCATCGAAGTCCTGGGCGATTTCTCCGCAGAACCAATGTGGTTCGGAGAAACCTATTTCAGCCGTTTCCAGCCGAGCACGATCTACGTGCGAAAGCAATCTGCCAGCGGAGGAGTAGTTATTGACGAGGCAAGCAGACTTCAACTGAAGCGCGGCTACCTTAACTACAATAACTCAGGCTACTTTTCAGTCAGTGTCACCCCTGAAGGGCGGGACTCTAGCTCCTACATCTTCACAGGGCGTCTCGTAGGGGATGTCGGTAATCCTCTTGGCGAGGTGGCGCTACGAAGTGGCCGGTTCTCCTTCGCTATCCTTTCGAAGAATGATCGGGTGATCCTTGAGATTTCTTCTGAGGAGATCCTACCGTTCAGGCTAACCAGCTTGGAATGGGAAGGAACCTACACGAAACGTAGTGGGGGATAACATGGGAGTCGTTCGGGCATATGAACCTGGGGATGAAGTCTACATCGCAGCATGTCTGCGGAAGGCTGACCTTCGGGAGTTACGAGCATTGTCCGACAAATCACCGGCAGAAATTTTGCGAGAGGGAGGGATGACCTCCGCTCCCTCTTGCACAATAGTAGGCAACAGTGGGCTAGGGGCTGGCATGTTCGGAGTGCGAGATGAGGGGAACGGCGTAGGCCGTATCTGGCTCAGTGGCACAGACGAACTGGTAACAATGAAAAGACAGTTCATCCGTGAGAGCCGGCGCTACCTAGTCGGCATGGAGAGCATGTACAAGCTGCTCCACAACGAAATCGACGAACGCAACACCCTCCACATTCGATGGTTACAGTGGCTTGGGTTCACATTCATCAGACGCATTCCTGAGCACGGCGTACAACGCCTGCCCTTCTTGGAGTTCATAAAGCTATGTGTATGGCACAACCAGCAGCCGGTGGACAGACTTCTACAGGCGGAGCCGCAGTAACCGGAGCCGCTTCCGGCGCTTCTATGGGCGCGATGCTTGGCCCTTGGGGAGCCGCTATCGGTGCAGTGGGTGGGGGTGTCATGGGTGCGATGGGTTCGAAAGCGGCCAACAAGAATGCAAAGGCCGTAGAAGAGGCACGCCGCATCGAGCAAGAAAACATGATCATGGAGACTCGCAGACGAGCCACTGACGACTACCTGAATATCACGCGCATGGAACGCGATCAG